ATCGACCTGGGCAAGCGTCGGCTGCGCGGCCCCGGTAGCCGCCGCCTCTGCCTGCCAGTGGCCGAGCCCGCCGTTGTAGGCGCGCAGCGCGACGTGCATGCGCTCGCGTGGTGTGTAGCGCGCCGGGGCGCGGTCGTAGAGCCAGCGGTCGTAGGTGACCAGGGCGCGCAGCGCCCAGGCCACGTTGAACGGCTGCTGCGCTGCCAGGTCTGGGTTCAGCCCTGCGATCCACTTGGTGGTCGCGGGCATGAACTGGGCCAGGCCCTGTGCCCCAACATGCGAGACGGCATCGGGGCGCCAGGCGCTCTCCTGATGCACCTGGGCCGCGAACACGGCCACGGGCGCATCCAGTCCCCAGGCCGCATGCGCAGTGCGCAGCAGGAGGGCGCGATGCTGCTGGGCCGCCTGCGGCACCTGGGCGCTCGCAGGCAGTGCGAAGGCCAGCAGCGCGCAAGCCGCCACCAGCAGGACAGCTCGCGCCAGGTCTTTGCGGGCCAGCATCACAGCCCCGCCGCAACGCCCAACACCACGGCGCCGACGACCAGAGCGCGGCGGATCATGGCGGCGGTAAAGACGCGGATGTAGCCCTGGACGACGGGAAAGTCCACGTCGCCCACGGGCTCGTCGGTACCGTGGCGCCAGTCGCGAACCAGGTAGCCGTCAGGTCGGGCGTAGGGGAACAGGGCGCGGTCGAGCCAGTAGCCAACGACGGCGGCCAGCGCGATCAGCGTGAGCTTGTACAGCGCCACGGGCAACTGCACTGGCGATACCACGGCCAGGGCGGCCAGCAGCACCACGGACAGCAGCAGGAACAGGCTGCTGCGCGGGGCGCGCAGCCACAGGGGGATGAAGTCTTTCACGGGCACTCCTAGCGGGATGACTACGACTGTTGAAAGCCGTCAGTCTTCCCGCGCGGGCGTGCCGCGTATTGGGAACTAGGACACTATTTCAGCGCGCAGCCGCCCCAGAACGACGCAGTGAAAACTGGGTCACGCGGAGTTTTTTCCAGGTCAACGGACAGGGCCTCGTGCTTCGACCCGCCGTTCGGAACGCCGAGCAGAACCACGTACCGAACGGCGCCAGCATAGGCACCAAACGAGTTCTTGGCGTTTACCTCTCCACAGGCGTGTTTCAGCTTGGTGTACTTGGTACTGGGGTCGGGGAAATCGACGATGCGGCCATTGCCAAACTGAGCAGACACGGGGTCCTTCAACTCTGCGGCAACCGCCCGCTGAGCAACTTCCAGCAGCGCGCTATCAGATGCCGCACAGGCGGCTATGAGGGCAGATAGAAACAACGCCGCGCTTGCTGTCTTCAGCATGGTCTTCATTCGTCATGCGCCGCTACATGCGGCTCCTTTTCAATGCCGCACCATAGCCCAGGCCAGCACCTCCACTGCGCGCAACGCCCGCTGCTCGTAGAGCTGCCGCGTGTGCCATGCCAGGTGTATCAAATGGGATAGCCAAAGGACTAGGCGCAGCCATGGTTTCTCTCGGACAGGCTCATGCCTTCTTGCGTTGCGAGCGCGGATCAAGAAGCCGTTGAGCGGCTTGGCGGGCCACCTCGTCAGAGTGTTCGTAGTTGTCCAGCAGCGCGGCCTGATCGGGGCGCAGCGCTGCCGTTGCAGGCACTGGCTGACTGCGCTGGCCTGTGAGGATGTAGTTCACATCCGCGCCGCACACGGTCATCAGTGCAAGCAGCGACTGTCCATCTGGCAGGCGCTCTCCGGCCTCCCACCGCTCCACGGTTTTCCGATTGACACCAAGACGCTCGGCGAACTCGCCCTGCGTTGCAACACCCCTCAAAGCGCGGATGCGCAAACCGGCATCTACAAATTCTTTTTCATCAGACACAAAAGTACCTTGTCTATGGTCTCTTTTAGTACCATAATCACACCCACATCACCGCACACCACTGCGGTTCACCACAAAACACAAAGAGCCATGCCGACCAACTTCACCGTCATTCCCCCTCGCAACCTGCTGGATGACCTGGAGGGCCTCAGTGCAGAAGCCTTGGCGGCACGACTGCCGAGCCATCAGAACCGGGCGCGGTGGCGAGCTCTTGGTGCGCGCGTTCAAGCCATTCGCGCAGGCCGGAAGGCACTTGAGCAGCAGGCGACTGACCCGCAGCCTCAAGGAGACGGTCAATGAACTGCAGCGAGTTGAACCGCCCGGTGTCTTGCAGCGCGCGCAGCAAGTTGCGCAGGACGTATTCGTGCGCTGTCGTTTCGTCGATCAGCACGGACACGCGCAACTCGACATCCACCAACTGGTCGTCGATCTCTTCAATTTCTGCCCACACGTCCGCATCCCGCTCTTTGCTCATCGGCACCCCTCTTTGACGCACTAAACCGCAATCTACCACTACGCAACAGCCATGAAGCGCACCAACACGCCCCCTGTTCCGCCCCGCGTGCCGTACCCGCAGACGCCCCAGACCGCCCATGCGTGGATCGTGGCGCAGGGTATTTCCGTTTCCGACCTTTCGCGCTGCTACCAGGTGCCGCGCAGTACGCTGGTGGACTTACTGCGCGGCAAGCAGAAAGGCCGCCGTGGCCTGGCGCACCGTGGCGCCATCCTGCTGGGCCTGAAGCCAGCGCCTGAAGCTACCAGCACGGGAGCCACAGCGTGAATCAGGAGCCCAAGGAAGCTGCTGCAACCCATGCAGCCCGCGCCCTGCGTTGCGTGCCGTTCACCGGCTCTCTGAGCCTGGCACCCCTGGGCGATACAGCTCCTGCACAGCGCGCAGCTCATTCCAGCCCGGCAGTGCAGCGTCAATCGACCTTGCAATCTGGCGCAGGCCCTGCGAACTCAGCGGCCGATCAGGTTCTTCCTGCTCCATCTTGCCCGCCAGTGAGCGCATCTCAGAAGTCAGCTCGGAGGCCTCAATGACCCGTGCACGGTGCAACTGCGCGACCAGGACGCCGAAGGCCCGGTACAGGGCGTCGTCGCTGTCGCTGAGTCGGATGAAGTCTTCGTTGTCCATGAGTGGCCTCCCGGTGTGTGGTGTCTTGGCCGCACTGTACGGCCCGCAAACCCTTGCGGCGCAGGCCAACCCGGCTATTTGTTTGGACAGCGTCCTGGCGGGGTGGCTCCAATGACGCGCCGCAATTGGAAGACCCTGCAGCCCACCAGCCTGCGCCATGCCTTCGAGCTGTGCAAAGACCACGCCCGCGACCGCCTGAACAAGGGCGTGGAGCGCATTGCCGACGACATGGGCCTGGCTGACCACTGGGTGCTCTACAAGTACCTGCAGAAGGGCAGCATGCCCGCGAACTTGATCCGACCCTACGAGCTGGCGTGCGGCATCGACTACGTGACCCGCTGGCTCGCGGGCAGTGGCGGGCGGCTGCTGGTGGACATCGCCACGGGCCGCAAGCTGAGTCACGCCGACATCGTGGAGCTGCACAAGCACTTCGCTACCGCACTGGAACTGCTGACCCAGTTCTACGCCAAGCCCACCGACCCCTCGGCCACCCTGGCCGCCCTGACCACCCACATGGAACACGTGGCCTGGCACCGCCAGAACGTGGCCCAGCACATCAACCCCCAACTGGATTTGCAGCCATGACACCAGCCCTGCATGCCTTGCGCCGTCGCTTGAACGCGAAGGCCTATGACCTGGTCAACGAAGAACTGGCGCGCGTGGATGCCGAGAACGAGGCCCTGCGCGCCGAGAACGAGACGCTGCGCACTCGCTTGTCCTGGGCCGAGGACTGCGCCGAGAGCTGGCGCGAGGATGCCATCGCGGCGCTGAACGATGCAGCCGCCAAGGTGGGCGGCGTGCCCGGCCTGACCATGGACGGCCGGTTGGTGGTGTGCCAGCCGCAGGGGATGCACGCATGAGCAACCCCCAACACCACCAGCCCGCCCGCCGCGCCCTGCGCCTGCTGTGGGTGCTGCAAGGCCATGCGTTCGACGGCTTGCGCCTCAAGCAGGTTGCCGAGGCCCTGCAGATTTCCCCGCCCATGGCTTTCCGCGACCTGGAGCTGCTGGCCGCCGAGGGCGTGGCCGAACGCATCCCCGGAAACGAGGAGTGCTGGCGCCTGACCCCGAAGCTGATCCAGCTTGCCCGTGCCCATGACGACGAGCTGCGCCGCGTTCGCCAGCGCGTTGACGACATCGACCAGCGCTACACGCGCGCCATCTGACTGACCACAACCCAAGGAGGAGCCTCTACATGGCACGACCACAACTTTCCGACGCGCAGCTCGAGGAGCGCTTTTTCAAGAAGGGCCGCAAGGCCCTGCCTCCCGCTGAGCAGGTAGGCCCTGACTTCGTGGGCGCAACGCCCGCCGACATGGCAGCGCAGGAAGCCAGCGCGCGCAATGCCATGGCCGTGGTCGAGTCCAACGCCGCTGCCTTGGCGCAGCAGCTCGGCTACGAGGGCGCGCTGACCGTAGGCACGTTGGAAGACGAAATCCGGTTCTACCAGCGCCGCACGGTGGAGGCCATCTTGGAAACAGGCAAACGCCTGCTGTTGCTCAAGGAAATGACGCCTCATGGGGAGTTCGCCCAGCGCGTCGAAATGCTGGGGTTTGCCAAAACCACGGCTTTCCGCTTCATGCAAGCCGCTGCCAAGACCGCCAAAAGTTCCAAATTGGAACTTTTGAGTGCCCAGGTCAAGAACGCCAGTGCCTTTCTGGAGCTGGTCACCCACGACGATGACGTCCTGGAAAACCTCCAGGAAATGGACGACATCGACCGCCTGAGCGCCAGCCAGTTGCGCGAGCGGCTGCGCCAGTCCGAGCAGGACGTGAAGTTCGCCCAGGAGAAGCGCCAGAAGGCCGAGGAGCGTGCCGACAAGGCCGAGAAAAAGCTGGCGGGAAAACGCCCGGTGGTGGTGCCGCTGGACGAGCGCATTACGCCGTTCCAGCAGGAGATTGGCGAACGCCAAGACCTGATCGAAAAAGGAATTGCCGCCCACCACGAGGCCACCATCGCCCTCGAAAAATGGTGGACGGAGGAAGTCACCCAGGCCGAGGGCTACGACCCCGAGGAGCCTGCACCGCTGCCGCGCAGCGTGGCGCTGGTGGCCCTGAACCTGCAAGCCAGCCTGGTGCGCCTGGCCGAGATGGTGGGCGCGGCGCAGCATGCCTTCGAGGAGCGGTTTGGCGACGACCTGGCCGAGGCACGCCAGTACCTGATGCAGATGCCCGAGGCCGCAGATGCAGCCGCATGAGGTGAGCGAAGACATGGCCGCACTTTCCCCCGAAGCCTGCGACTACGTGCGGCAGCTCGCGCGCCGCCTGGACGATGCCGAGCATGGGACGGGCACCGACCTTGTGCGCGAGGCGGGCCAGTTCCTGGGCTTTTCCGTTGCGACGGTGTACCGCCACCTGAAGGCCGTGGCGGGCTGGTCGTCCGGCCGCAAGGCCCGCAGCGACAAGGGCACCACCAGCGTTTCGCCCGAGGCGCTGGTGACCATGGGCGCGGCCCAGCGCGAGAGCATCAGCGCGGGCGGCAAGCAGCGCCTGTTCACGACCACGGCGCGCGGCATCCTGGAGCAAAACGGCCACAGCTTCGGCGTGAGCAACGGCCACATCAACAAGCTGATGCGCGACCGCAGGCTCAACGTGGCGGCGCAGCGCGTGGCCGAGCCGGTGCAGGCGCAGCGCGCACCGTACCCGAACCACACGCACCAGATCGACCCGTCGCTGTGCGCGATCTACTACCTCAAGGGCCGCCAGTACATCATCCGCGAGGACGAGTTCTACAAGAACAAGCTGGACAAGATCGCCCAGCTCAAGTTCAAGGTGTACCGCTACGTGTGCTACGACCGCGCCTCTGGCATGCTGATCCCGTGGTACTGCGAGGCGGCGGGCGAGACGCAGCACAACCTGTTCCAGTTCCTCATGTTCGCCTGGGGGCAGCAGGCGGGGCGCCTGATGCACGGCGTGCCCAAGGTGCTGCTGTGGGACAAGGGCAGCGCGAACCAGGCGGCGGCGGTGCGGTCGCTGCTGGATGCGCTGGGCGTGAATCACATTGCGCACCGCGCTGGCAATGCCCGCGCCAAGGGCGGCGTGGAGGGCGGCAACAACATCGTTGAAGTCCAGTTCGAGAGCCGCCTGAAGTTCCAGCCGGTGCAGAGCGTGGAGGAGCTCAACGCGGCGGCCTTTGCCTGGGCCAATGCCTACTGCGCCAACCTGATCCCCGGCCAGGACACGCGGCTGCGCCGCATCGGACTGCCGATGCCCGCGGCTCGGCTGGACTTGTGGCAGCTCATCACGGCCGAGCAACTCCGGGCGTTGCCCGCCCTGGAGGTGTGCCAGGCGTTCATGCGCAGCAAGGCCGAGGAGCGCCAGGTGCGCGGCGACGAGAGCATCACGTTCCGCCACCCATCCGCTGGCCGCACGCTGCCGTACAGCCTCAAGGGGTTCGACGGCATCAACGTGGGCGACACGGTGCTGGTGCGCGGGCTGATCTATGGCGAGTGCGCCGTCCAGGTGCAGGTGGATCGTTACAACGGCGAGCCGCTGCTGTACCGGGTGGAGCCCTCGGTGGAGTTCGATGCCTTCGGCCAGGACGCCACGGCTGCCGTGACGGGCGAGGAGTACAAGAGCGCACCGCACACCCAAGCGCAGCAGGCCGCCAAGGCCATGGACGAGGCCGCCTACCCCGGCATGACAGCCGACGAGATCAAGGCGGCGCGCGACAAGCGGGCCACGCCGTTCGGCGGAACGATGAACGCCCATGGCTACCTGCAAGACATTGCGCTGCCCACGTACATGCCGCGCCAGGGCCAGGCGATCGAAACGCCCGCCCATGCCGCCCCCGTTGGCCCGGAGATGCTGGCGCCCGAGATGGCGATGCTGCGGATCGCACCGGCCATTGGCCGCAACCTGACGCCGGAGGAATATGCATTCTTCATGAAGCGCTACGAGGGCGGCGTGCCCGAGGACCAGGTGGCCGCGCTGATCGCGCAGTACCAGGCCCCGGCCGAGATGGATCAACCTATGCGGGCCGCTGGCGGCCTGCGCGCTGTGTGAGGTGCCCATGCTGAACCTG